TCTTGTTTTGCCACTTAATATTTTATTTTTTGGTCTAAGTTCATCTTTCATACATCCCACAAATGGCAAAGGTGGGATAAGTCCTAATTGAATAGAAGAATCTTTATCACACAATAATTGTGTGAAAGTTTTGTTATAATCTGGCAAGACGTAATTCTTTGCCTTGGATGAAAAGAAATATATTTTCTTTCCAACGTCATTTTCTTCAAAGTCAAATATTTCCCTTTTACCATCCACAAAATATTTACTATAAAGTCCGGGAGATGTCTTCATTGCAATACCAGTCAAAACGCCATAACCATTAATAACTTCATTTTCATTTAAAACACGAGGCTCAGTTACACGTGGAATCTTCTCAACATAATATTGCGACATATTTTTGACATACCGTAGTGGAATACCAGCCACTTTCTTAGTTTCCCATTTTTGAGCGTTCTTAATAGCAGGATCAAAGTGACCATCATCATACACACCAACGCCAGTCGACGCAGGTTCGTAATCACATTCATTTTCAGTTACCAAGAAAGGTTCAATCTTCACAAATTGAGTTTTTCGAACTATTGAACGGTGAATTGAAACACCATCCAACTTTACATCCTTGCTGATCGGAGCTTCAGAATTCCAATCCTTATGCTGAGCATGTATGCCTTCATACACAAAATTACGTTCTGGAGTAATATTTAAATCAATTTTTGGGAGAATAGAAGCCGCACCAAGCGCAGTATGACTGATTGCTGTATGCAATCCAACCAAACCTTTTCCAGGCACGTAATAAGGCCGACCACAATCACCCTCTTCTGTGAGAACACCTTTATATCCAACCCAGGCAATGGCAATTTTACAATTTTCCATTGACTGAAGCTCAACATTTCCTGTCCACTCAACTGCAATATCATTTTCTTCTTTTTCACTAAGTAAAACAGCTTCACGATTTTTGATTTCACCATTGTAAATGTGTTGATTAATTTTTGAAACATTCGGCCACTCGGTGGTTAAGGTGCAAACAAACAAATCAGACTGCCCGCCCGAAGGATCTCTTCTTTGATCAGGAGGGATACAGACTGTATTCCACGACAAATGAGAACCATCCACTCCTTTCTTCTGAATAACAAGGTAATATCCATTAGTCATGTACTCTTTCTCCTTTACCATAAAATGTTTATTGATGAGTACAGTATTAGCGTTGAGAAACAATGCGTGTGTTGTAGTCAACACAACGCCCGACGCATTAACCCAATGCGCTTGCACCAAGTTCTTACGAATTAGAGCGATAATAT